TGGGTGTGTATGCAAGTGGCCAAAGCGCGCAGTCTGTAAAACTGACTCCTTCGGGATTCGTAGGTTCAAATCCTTCCACACCCACCAAATTTTGTTGATTTCGATTTACTATTAAATGATAATATTGGTGTATGAGTATAGAAGTATCAAAACTAAAACAAGCAATTGCTAAATCAAACACAATTCGTAATCTTCTGGTTAATCTTGGTTACAATTCAACCAATGCTACTCAACGAATAAATGTTTGCGAACTAATTAAACAGAACAATATTGATATTTCTCACTTTAAACATGTTCGACGAACAAAATGGAATAACATTGAACAAATGCAACAGTTTGTTGATAATTCTAAAAACTTTACCGATCTCCTTAAACAAATGGGATTACAATGTAAAGGAGGAAATCTTTTACAAGCAAGAAAAACACTTCGTCGACTAGGGATTGATCATAGTCATTTTACCGGCAGACCAAGTAAACAATATTCAAGTCGTACTACAATTCCTTTACAGGAAATTTTAGAAGGAAAACATCCAACATATTCAAGATTTTCACTAAAGAATAGATTGCTAAAGGCTGGTATTAAAAATAATGAATGTGAAATATGTAAATTACAAGAAATATGGAATAACCAAAACATAAATATGCAATTAGATCATATTAATGGTATTAGTACAGACCATAGACTTGAAAATTTACAAATGATATGTCCGAATTGTCATTCACAAACATTAACATATGCAGGTCGAAATAAGAAATAATTATTCATGAGTTTTCGGTGCTGGCATCCGATATTACGCTTTGAACGTAAAGATCCGTTGGTTCGATTCCAACCTCATGATCCAATTTTAAGCAGGCGTGGTATATTGGTTGTTGCCCAACATTGCCGATGTTGAGAAGAGGGTTCGATTCCCTCCGTCTGCTCCACTTTACTTTATATAAATTTTCCTTTACTATACTCCCTTAGTTTAATGGTAGAACACCGGCCTTATAAACCGGCATTGGCTCCAGATTAGAGCACAGCACTGGTTCGATTCCAGTAGGGAGTACCATTATTAAATTATGCCCTTGTAGCTCAACTGGATAGAGCGATGAGCTTCTACCTCATAGGTTACAGGTTCGAATCCTGTCGAGGGCACCAATTACGGAGAATATATGAAAGTTTATTTAGGTCCTTATCCAGAAACTTCAACCAAAGATCGAAAGATCAATGTTCGCATTGACAATTACGATACATGGAGTATGGATAATACTCTTGCACACATCGTTCTTCCTATGTTAATACAATTGAAGAAGACAAAGCATGGTGCTCCAAACACAGACGATGTTGATGTTCCTAAGAAACTTCAATCTACATCCGCTCCTCCAAAGAAGAACGAGTACGATACTGACAAATTTTTCTTTAAACGTTGGGATTGGATTCTTGACGAAATGGTTTGGGCATTTGAACAGTGCAACAAGGATTGGGAAAAGAAGTTTCATTCAGGAAAAATTGATATGCGTTGGCAAGCTCTTGATAAAGACAACAAGCCAATCGGTAAGCCACAAAAACTTCACAATAAAAAGAAACACAAAGGTGTTTTATGGTATCGAACTGTCAAGGGACCTAACGATACTCACAAGTTCGATATGAAAGGATATCAGAAACATCTTGATCGTATGCAGAATGGGTTTAGACTATTTGGTAAGTATTATATGAGTTTGTGGGATTAATCAGACCATTTTGAATTTGGGTCTGGTTTGTAAGGTCTCCAGTCTTGTTTAGCAATTGCAGCTCTTCGATCAGGATTGTATCGATTAAAATCAGCATTGAGATCAGTCATCGCTAAGTCTTGTGGCGAAAGAGTTTCTTCTGCTTCTTGTTTGAATTCTTCGAATTGTTCACCAGAATATTTCGGAGCAATTGCAGATACTGTCTGAGCAATACGCTCCTGCTGTTGTTTGTATTCTAAGTTACGTTGTTCACGAGCAGCAATCTCTTCAGGAGTTTTGTCTGGCTTAGGTGCGTATTGTTTTGCCCATCGATCAAGAGTACCCTTAATTGGGTCTGAAATTTCATGTAGTAACATAGTAACTCCTTGTTAAGGTATTTACTATACAGATTAATTTGTAAATATAGAATGGAAGGTTGCCAGAGTGGCCTATTGGCGCTGCCTTGAAAGCAGATGGATGTAACAGTCACGAGAGTTCGACTCCCTCACCTTCCGCCATTTTAGACCTAAGAGCTTTTATTAGCTCTCGTGAATAGTCCTTTATGTTGATTCTGTCTCACACCTAAAGGCAACGAAAAGTTTTAATGTGAGAGAATGGTGGTAATCATAAAGAAGTAGCGGCCAGACTCGTAACTGCTAGGTCTATTAGATTTTGTGGGGAAATATGAACGATAAAAAGAATCAATCATATGAACACAGAAAAGGACGACCTTGTGAAAATTGTTCTAAAGGAACATATCAACAAGAATTAATTGATGAGATTTGGGATCACAAGGTAATATGTAATAGATGCCTTTATAGGCCAGATGAATATAAGAGCAAAAACATGAAAGAACAAAGTAAACGCGCTATTCACCTAGAAGGATTAGATCAAATATTAATTCTCTCAAAAGCAACTGCCGTTAAGACAGACAAGAATATGATTTACCTTGATGAACTTGAAGATGGAACATGGCGTTTGATCTACAACAAGAATATGATTCCTGATTTCACTAAACTCGAAGCGTTAAAAATTATTCGAGATGATTCAGTTGATGAACCTTTAAAATAAGACCCAAACATACAATAGTATATCGTCGTCCAGATATGCAGACTGGTTGGGGTTCTCACAAACAAATGGACACGATCCTGACAGATTTTATGAATAGAGACATCCGTGTATGAAACGGTACAGTCGATCATCGAGTCGATGGCTGTAGTTAACCGAGAATGGGGTACGTTGACTCTCTCCCATTTGAGAATGGCACGTTTAGTGCTAGTTAACAAGTAGGTGCAAGGGCCTCGGAATCCTCAATCCTACTCTTTTTAGATTTTATGCCGCTGAAGCTGATCTGGTGATACAATAGCAAGCACTCGTCTGAAGAACGAGATTAGGTCGGTTCGATTCCGACTGGCGGCACCATATTGACGTTGACATTGTTCATTTCTTTTGGTATGGTTCGTACCATAAGGAGAATAACAATGGTCTATATTTCAATGCTGTTCGTTCTGGATGGCATGACAGATGCACACTGTAATTTACAAACCGCAGAAGAAGCAGGTAAAGTTCTTTACGACTATCTAGGCGGACCAGATGCACCAAATAGTGCTTGTGTCGGTTGGATGGGATGTTCGACTGGCTCTGAAGCATTTGAAATGAGTAAGGTACCTTCGTGGTCCGAACAAGATTTTGTCGATCATATTGCTCTCCTCCTAGGATATCGACTTGGTTGGACTGGTTCACGTTTCATGACGCAAAGCGAACATGATGTGTACAAGGCCTTTCAAGATAAATTATGGAAGAAGCGCAACCCCCTGGAATAAAAACAAATGACACGTCTCAAAAAACATCACAAATGGATTACTAATGGGGTTTCAAGTAAACTACTTTTAGTAAACAAATCAATTCCAATGGGATGGAAACTTGGACGAACGATTTCTTCATCAACAAAGAAAATTCTTTGTCAACAATGTCACGAAACTTTTGTCGCATTAAAACCCAAAAAGGGTGACGATGGAAAAGTTCGGTGTCCATCTTGTGCTAGGAGAAAAGCACAAAAAAGACACCAACCAAAACAAAGGAACAAATATCTAAAAGAAACATACGATATTTCTCTGGAACAATATAATGAAATGTTACAATTACAAAACAATGTATGTGCTATTTGTAAACAACCAGAAACAAAATTGAACGATCGTAAAGATGGATACCAATTTATGTCTGTCGATCATGATCACGCAACTGGAAAAGTTCGTGGGCTTCTTTGTGATAATTGTAATCTAGGTATTGGTAGATTTTCAGAAAATAGAACATTGATGCGTTCCGCAATGAATTATCTTATCAAATATTCATCAACCCCATCATGGGATGAATATTTCATGGATATTGCTCATATGGCATCTACAAGATCAAAAGATCCATCTACCAAAGTTGGTACTATTATAACTCGTGATAAAAAAATTATTTCAACAGGATATAATGGACTACCAAGACAAATGAATGATTTTAATCCTAAATATTGGGAAAGACCTGAGAAATATATTGTAGTTATACATGCCGAACAAAATGCTATAATACAAGCACAAGGAACATCACTTCAAGATGCTATTATGTATTGTACTTTGTTTCCTTGTACAGAATGTGCTAAGTCCATTATTCAAAGTGGTATTAAAGAAGTTGTATACCAAGATTCAAATAATCCACGATTTAAAGAAAGTTTTGAAAAATCACAAAAAATGTTTGATGAGTGTAAGGTATCAACACGAGAAATTCAGCTTTAATTCTAAATAGGGGATGGAAGAAGAAACCCCTAAGAAATCATATTGGAAAAGATTTACAGAAACTATTAGTAGTCCAGCATCCGCTTTGTCTGATGCGACGAAGCATAGTCCTGTGATTACGATATTTGCAATATTGTTAATCATACAGCCTGTTATTCAAACAGGAATTGATTTCGTAAAGGGTTTAGCGGAAGTTAAACAGAACCTGAATCCTCAAACAAGACCTGTTACAAAAGCAGAACTTGACCTTGTTAATCAAAAGATCGACTTCAACAATCAATTAATTTTAGCTGATATTCAGGCTGATAAGGATAAAGAAAAATCACTCAATGCTCACCCTCGAGGAGTTGACAAAGATGGTAGAGTGCTAGATGATAAGCGCTATCGTGCATTACAAGATAAGCTCGCAGGTGTTCAAAAGAACCTTGATAGTGATTACTCAGGACACAAAAAATGAAAGTATTAGATATTGTAATTGAAAATGAAGATAAGGAACCGAGCGTCACATATAGACAAAACGGTGATGGTAGTTGGAATGTTAGAATTGTAACAAGCACAGGTGGTGTTATCGTTCACACAAGAAAGAAACGTTCCGATCTTGAAAAGATTGTTAAGGAAAGGTATAGAAAGTAAGATTACGCCCAGGTGGTGGAATGGCATACACGCTGGTCTACTGCAGAGTACGCGTCTTAATGACGCGTTCTTTCAAACATTTTCTAACGAGAATGTTTCGAAGAAGCCAGTTCCGAAAGGATTGCGAGTTCGAGTCTCGCCCTGGGCACCAAATTATAAGGAATAGTATGTTATTAGTTTCAGCAATTAAATCAGCAACTTTACAAGCACGCAAAGCGCGTGATGCAACAGCAGCATTACTATTCACAACATTGCTTAGTGACGTTCAAATGGTTGGTAAGAACGATGGTGATCGTGAAACAACAGAAGCTGAAGCCGTTGCAATTCTTAAGAAGTTCATCGCTAACACAACCGAAACAATCAACGTCGCTGGTACATCTTCAAAACTTGAGAATGAACTTGCACTCCTAAATGCTCTTCTTCCAAAACAAATGTCTGAAGAAGATTTGATGAGAGCAATTGATGAAATTGCATTGGATTGTGGCCCACCTGGAACTCCTATGAAGGACATGGGTCGCATCATGAAGGAATTGAAAGAGAAGCATGGTGGCCGATATGATGGTGCTGTAGCAAGTAAGTTGGTCAAGAATCTTTTGGCTAACGCTAAAGCATAATATGTCACTATACCAAATCACAAAGAACGCATCTCATGCTGTTGATGAACTTGAAAATAGTCCACGACCTGTAGGTGGTCCGTTTATTCCAGTACGTACATTGTATTCGATTCAAACATCAGCAACCAGTGAGTTCGGTGAACTTGCTGATGAAGTAAGAATTGATCAAGGCCATTCATACAAAGAAGCTGGAGTTGATGGTGTTGTTGGAGAGGCGATAGATACTATTCTATGCTTGCTTGATCTCATACATAAGTATGATCCTTCAATTACAGAAGGCGATTTAGATTTGATCGCATTTGTAAAATGCGAGAAGTGGATTAATAGCGTTGTAAACCAAAAGACGTTCAGTCCAAAGTTTTAATGCATCAGTGCCGGAGCGGTCTAACGGCGACGCCTGCAAAGCGAATGTAACGGGGGTTCGAATCCCTCCTGATGCTCACAAAGTAGATTCTTCATAAATAGAGGATGTATTACTATCTCTATCAAACCACCAATAGGGTGAATGGAAAAATCTACGTTGGAGTTCATAAAACCAAGGATCTTGAAGACGGTTATATGGGCTCTGGAAAAGTTATCAAGCACGCTATTGCAAAGCATGGAATTGAAAACTTTACAAAAGACATACTGGAGTTCTTTGAAAATGCTGAACTGATGTATGCACGAGAAAAAGAAATTATAACAGAGGAATTTCTCTTGAGAGAAGATGTGTATAATCTTCGTAGAGGTGGAACAGGTGGATTTGATCACATTCAAAAGAATGTGAATTATAAAGATTGGGTAGTGGCGGGCGCATTGGCATCACATGCGGCAAGAAAACAAAAGTACGGTGTGAAGAAATATAAACAAAATTTACAAGATGCAGCGAAGCGCGGATCCAAAGTCCTAATAAAGAAGATTAAAGAAAATGGTGGAAAAATTTGGTGGACACCAGTAAAGTCATTTAAAGGTAGAACCCACACCTTAAAAACGAAACTAAAAATGTCGTTAGCAAAGAAAGGAAATTGCAACGGCAAATTCAATTCACAATTTGGAACTATGTGGATTACAAACGGAATATCGAATCAAAAGATCAAAAATGATTTCGATATACCAACAGGATGGTATAGAGGAAGAACTATAGGTCGTTAGTGTAGATGGTGGAACGATTATCTCTGATGCTCCAAGTTAGGTAGTAATTATGAAATTAAATGAAATTGCAACACAAAAAGAAATTGTTTTAGTCTGTGGTAACCTTTGCTCAGGTAAAGGGATTTATTGTCAACAAAAATATCCTGACTACAAACATATTGTGGTATCAACAATTGTAAAGAAATTGACTGGTATGCAAACACGTAGTGAACTATCTACGACAGAAGATTTAGACAGAGAAATCGTACATGCTCTAATCAATGAGATTGGTCAGTACGATAAAGTTATTATTGATGGTATTCGCCAGCCTAGTATTTTACATGCATTAGAATCACATTTTGGTGATCAGATTAAGGATGTTGTTTGGTTAGATGTTCCTGAAGAGAAACGTAGAACTTATTTCAAGACTCGTGCTTCAGCAAAAGATGATTTGGATTTTGATACTGCACACCAAACCGACAAGAATCTTGGGATTGAAGATGTTGAGCATTACATTAGAAATAATCATAGAGTGGAGAAATTTTAATGGCTAAACCAAAGAAAGATTTAGTTGATATTGATACAATTGCCGATAAAATTGAGTACGAAGGATTCGGCTACTGTCTTGAACACTACTTCAGTGGTGAGAACTTCGCTGATCCAAAATTAAAGAAGATGTGGATTCAAGCACGTAAGCTCGCTGAAGAGATTCAAATATACATTGCTGATAATTCAACTCCTCTTTGTGAAGGATATGAAGACTTTGACGAGGATCGTCCATACTAATTATTCAAAGTCGCTAACGATCTTGCCATCTTTAGTTCTTCGCACAGGAACAGGCTTTGGTTTTTGAACCATGTATAGAGGGTCAAGGACAGTTGATTGTGGAGTTGGAGGTTTCAACATAAGAAGCTTCATTTGTAACTCAAGAAAATTATTTTCAGATAGCACATTGCCATCGGGAAAGCGTTCAAAGAACCAACCGATAGCTTCTGCTGCAGAATTGAATCCACATTTTTTATGGTGCTTGTACTGCTGGATGTCACCACCCATGCTGTATACACACATAAATTTTCCGTATTGGGAATCGTCAGGTGCAACATAACAGTTGCTGATCTTGTCCATTCCGTTTACAAACATTAGCATTTCCATTAGAATATTTACATATATAATTTTTCAAGACACTATGGACCATAAGTGTTACGGTAGCATGCTGAGCTCCAAACTCAGCGGCGGAGGTTCGACTCCTTCATGGTTCGCCAATTAAATGGATATATGGTAGAGTGGCCCAATACACTACTCTCATAAAGTAGAAAGCCGTTGGTTCGAATCCAACTATATCCACCATTTTTGTTGACGAAAGGATCAAGACATAATATAATACTCTTGGCACTATCGTCTAAATTAAGATGCTTGATAGGTACCTATCGTGCATTGAGGACACTGCCTTATCCAGGCAGGAATGTGAGAATGATCGATCATAAAACTTGCTGGTGCCACATATTCGCTCATAAATAATCCATCTAACCTTCCAATTAGGGGTATTGTTATGAAATTAGACGAACTTATGGATCTTGAATCAATGAAGAAGGATGTCGATCCTAAGGAAATGCGCAAGCGTGTCATCAAGGCTGGTGGTAATCCATTTGGTGGCAAAAAGAAAAAAGTCAAAGAAGCGATGGACCTTGAAGACATGAAGAAGGATGTCGATCCTAAGGAAATGCGCAAGCGTGTCATCAAGGCTGGTGGTAATCCATTTGGCGATAAAAAGAAGAAAGCGAATAAGAAGTAAAATGATAACGTCATTGAGAATAATTAAGATCTCAATTTTAACTTTAATAGCCTCTTTGCTAATTCAACCAGTCTTTGCGAACAATCTTATTGAAAATACTGCCATCATAGCATTAAAGAATGCAAAGCACTCTGCAACTGGAAAAACATTTGAACATGGTGGAATGATAATTCGCCACGAAGATGAAACAGGCACAACAATCAAATACCTTGAGCCCTTTCCTAATGGTAAGTTTGATGGCGTTCAAGTAATCGATTTTAATCAAATACCTACTGGCGATAAGCTGGTCGGAACATTCCATACACATCTTTGTATGGAAGGCTACTATCACGATCTTTTTTCAATAGCAGATGTTATGTCTGCTTACTTCTCTCACGTTCCAGAATTTATGCTTGATGAATGTACTGGAGAAATTCACGAGTACGATCCAAACATAGATCAAGTCCGTGATACTAGAAGAGTAGTTCACTTGTTTGGTCCTGAATGTGAAAAAGTAGACAAATACCTTCCAACAGGTCGCATTGTTGGTAATATTGGTGAAAAAGAAACAATGAAAGCTCCAGCCGAAGATGTTGAATGCAAAAAGAGAAGCGAGCAAAAGCGAGAACTTGACTCTACTCCAAAACCATGATATAATAGACCCCTACTCAAAATAGGGGTTTTTTATGGCTCGCGATTACACACCCAACATTCCAAAAGCAGAACTAAAGCATGGCGCCTACTATAATGGTAGATGTCGTAATGCTTCAATTGCTCGTTGGGATCAAGTAGACAACTGCTTTCATTACTGGCGTACAAAGTTTGGTAGCACCTTCCTCGAAGGTATCCGTTGCCCAGAAGATGAAACAGATTTTGATGTGTTCGTGACCGAATCCGAAATTACTGATCTGACCGATATTAAAGAAATTCCACTACGAAAGGAACTTGGAACATGAATAACACATATATCCCGTTCGCCTTATCCCTGAAGAGGAAGTAGGAGATATGATTAAGCTTGAAGAGATGTCGATGCTCACTACGTTGTATACACAACCACATCGTCACTATCACAATATCAATCACATCAATGATTGTTTGGTGGAGTTGGAAAATCTTCCAAAAGATATGTTACATTTGTTTGAACGTAATGTCGTCGAAACCGCAATCTGGTGGCACGATGCTGTTTATAATCCTTACTCAAAAAAGAATGAGCAAACTAGTGCCGACATGTTTGATGCATATATTGGTGTTGAAACACCATTTGCTTATGCTGTTCGCCAAGCAATTCTTGCAACTGCGAACCACACGATAACACAAAAGGCTAATCCGTTATTTTATATTGATAACGAATTACCATTAGTAACAGAGGTGATGCTTGATATTGATCTAAGTGGGTTTGGAAAGTCTTGGGAAATTTGTAAGCAGAACGCTGACAATATTCGTAAAGAGTATTATAACACAGAGGACTTTGAATTCTATCAAGGTCGTCTGAAGTTCCTCGAAGCAATCAGCCAACGAGAGAGCTTGTACTATACGGACGTATTCCGTGACATGTACCACGAGCAGTCGAGAGAAAATCTTCGACTTGATCTCGCAGAAATAAGGTGGAATCTGGATCGTCTGGACCCACACTAAATAGAATTATGGAAGTATGGCAGAGTTGGACGATTGCGTTTGTTTGCTAAACAAAAGACTGCCGAAAGGTGGTCCGTAGGTTCGAATCCTACTACTTCCGCACATAGTAGATTCACCATAAATAAAGGATGTATTACTACCTTTATCAAATCACAAATAAAGTGAATGGAAAAATCTACGTTGGAGTTCATAAAACTAAATCATTAGATGATGGTTATATGGGCTCTGGAAAGGTTATTAAGCGATCTATTGCAAAGTATGGAGCTGAAAACTTTACCAAAGACATATTGGAGTTCTTTGAAAATGCTGAACTCATGTATGCAAAAGAGAAGGAAATAGTAACAGATGAGTTCTTATTGAGAGAGGACACCTACAACATTCGTAGAGGTGGAACTGGTGGGTTTGATTTTATTAACAAAACAGGATTAAATCACAAAGGATATGTATCTATTCAAGATAAGAATAAAAAAATTTCACCCTTTGTTGAAGGCCACAAATATGGTAGTATTGGTGGATCCCATAGACAACAACTTCATCCGACACAAAGTAAAGAAATTGCTCTAAGAGGACACAAAAACGGAACCTTTGGTTTCAAAAATAGAACTCATTCTGCAGAAACTATTATAAAGATGAGTAAATCAAAAAACGTTGGAATTCAAAATTCCCAATTTGGCACATTTTGGGTTACAAATGGAGTAGATAATAAAAAATTAATAAGGGATAGTATTATTCCTAGTGGTTGGTATAGAGGGAGGGCTTATGATCGAATACGATACGGTGATAAGCCCATGCATAGCAATCTGCCGACTTGATCACAATAATGTTTGTATAGGATGTTTCAGGACAGGTAGAGAAATTCAAGAATGGTATTTTCTTCCTAATGAAGAGCGTCAACGAATCCTTGAAGCTGTTGAACAACGTAAGAAGGAATCTTAAATGGTAATGCCAGTATTATATGGGACTTGTCACTACTGCGGTAAATATTATTGTGACTGTTTAGCACACGAACATTACTGCAAGGACCGACCACCTGTTGTTGGATTCTGGAATAAAGTACTGGATTGGTTCAAAAAGCCTGGAGGCAATTTTACATGAAACCTTGTCCAATGTGTGAGCAAGGTACTCTATGTCCTATTGAGTACACAGATGTGTTCTTTGATAATCTGCTAGTTGAAAAGCTACGGGGGTCATATTGTAATATTTGTAATGAGATTATTATCTTGAAAGATCAAATCTTATATAACCAAGACCTCATTCAACAAGCAAGGAACAAAGTAAATGACACGAAGCATTCAGAAACGACAAAAGAAGATTAGAAAGAAATCATTCAACCAGCATAATCCAACACAACATTATTGGCCAGCGTGGTTGAGAGACAAGAACAGACAAAAGGCAGATAAAGATGAGCTACGAAGTTAAACAAGTGATTGTTATGCGCAAAGATCTAAACATGCGCAAAGGTAAAATGATCGCACAAGGTGCTCATGCTTCAATGAAAGTTATCCTTGATATGATGGAAGTTTCAGTACACCAAGGATCTCCTGGTCAACAATTAATCACATATTCGCTTACTGGTCGTGAATCCTCGCCCCTAATCAAATGGTTGGAGGGTAGCTTCGCAAAGATTTGTGTAAGTGTTGATAGTGAAGCTGAGTTGCTTGATACTTATAAGAAAGCACAAGAAGCGAACCTTCCTGTTGCCCTAATTACAGATTCCGGACTTACAGAATTCAATGGCGTGCCAACAAACACGTGTATCGCTATCGGTCCAGGGAATCGAGAGGATATTGACAAGATTACAGGACATTTAAAACTACTATGAAGACATTCGAAACAATTACAGAACTACAAACAATCACACGCGTCCATCATTGGAATTGTGATGTATGCAAACGAGAAATTGGATTAGATTCTTCCACAGGACTGGCAATAGAAAATGATTGGGTTGATTTTCAAGAAGCACTTTCATTCACAATCGAATGTGGATATGGAGCTATCTTAGGTGATGGTAATGTCTATACCCTTGACATGTGCCAACAATGTGTCCAGAAAGTTCTTGGTCCATACTTACAATTAAAGTCCGACTATCTTACAAATGAGACGTTTGATATTGCTCCAGGTGGTGCAGGAGATCCGATCGATATTTCACCTGGTTCTGATTTTTAAAGGATAATGATGACCAATTCAATACTAATCGGCCTCCATGGTAAAGCACGTACTGGAAAAGATACTCTTGCTAACTATCTAATCAAGAAACATAATTTACTTCGTTACGGACCATCTGTTCGTGTTAAAGACACAACAGCCGTAATGTTTGATTTTCCTCGTTGGTATCTTGATGATGACACAATGAAAGAGATGTATGATGATTTCTGGGGAATGACCTACCGTGAAATGGCACAGAAAGTTGGTAAAGAATCAAGTCGTGATGTATTCGGTGATGATATTTGGATGCGCCATGTTGAACAATTAATGCTAACACTGAAAAAAGGAAAGGATGCAAATATTTCTGGTGCACATAACGGAATTATCCTAGCTGACATTCGTTACGCAAATGAAGCTGTATGGGTTAAAAATCATGGTGGAACTGTATTCTTTATCGTGCGTGATAATGCTCCCAAGATAAGTGGTGTTGAAGGTCATGCAGGCGAAGCTGGATTACCACTAGACTTAGCTGATTGTATAATATATAATGACGGAACAATTGAAGATATGTATAGACATGCTGATGTATTTTTGGATTATGCAAGAGGAATTAGTTAAAGCAGAGTTGGCATATTGGTTGTGTTTCAGCCTTCCTGAATATCTTC